AATTCTTGTTCACATGTGGGACAAAAATCATTATCTTCAAAGAAACGTAACATCTTTGAATTGGAACTCTTCTTCTCTGTTAAAGTAGATTTAATATCTTTTAGTTTAGAATAATCATTATTTACTTTACTATTATCAGTAATTTCATCCAATAGCATTGTATTACTAGACGTATGCATAGAAACTGTAGAGTTCTTCTTAAAGATTTCTTCCTCATTATTTGTCATAAGTATGGACTTTTCTTTAAGAATATTATCCTTATTATTTTTAACATCCTCTATATACTTCTTCTTCAAATCAACCTTTTCTTCAGTTAATTCAGAATTATATTGAACATCTCTTTGATCTTCTTGTATGGATTTGAGTTTTTGTTTTAACAACATATTCATTAATGAGAATATCTGAATATCAAGAATATCCTCAACAACTTCTCTACGTTGTTTTGACTTTAATTGCATAAAGGGAATAAAGGTAGAACTACCCAGAATAACAACCTGAGTAAAACTACGATAGTTCAACTTTAGGATTTGTTGTTCAAGATATTTTTGGTAATCCCTTGCATTTGCATCTTGGTTATAGAGCTTTTTATTAATATAGATCTCAAATATATTCGGTTTAATACCACGAATAACTTTGACATTCTTAGTACCAATCTTAAACTCTACTTCCACAAGGGAGCCTCCATTATTGATACTATTAATTAATTGACCTTTATTAACATTACGAAAGGGTTTACCAAACAAACCAAAGCACAATGCATCAAGAACAGTAGACTTCCCTGCTCCATTCTCACCTATAATAAGTGTTGTTGAATTTCTGGCTAATTGAATTTCGGTAAAGTTATTACCAGTTGAGAGAAAATTCTTCCACCTCACAGTCTCAAAATGTATCACTGACTATAAACCTTCCTTAACCTTGTTGCAGAAATACGTTCTATCTCAGGATCAAGTCTTTCTTCTTCTATCTTATAACCTACATCTCTACCATATGTAATGTTCACGATATTTGGAACATCCATAACTTCAAAATCTGTACCGTGTACAAAACCAGCAACCAATAGTTTTTCAATCATATCATTTCTGTCGTGATGACCCTCATTAGTATCACGAACCATTATTATAACTTGTCCAGTTTTTGCATGAGCTCGTTTGAAAAGCTCTGTGTGTCCATCGTGCCAAGGCTGATATCTTCCAAGCATTTGTACAGTAGGTTTTCGTCTATCCATTTTGTTATCCTTAAATCATATTTTTCTGGGGGTTGAAATAGTTTATTTGTATCATCAAATCTCCCCTCTTCTATAGTATCCATCCAAATAATTTTGTCTGGAAAAAAGAAACTTCTAAATCCTGGCAATGGGCATATAAATGCAGAAATGCTTATAGGATCAAGTTCTGATAATTTACGCATACGTGCAGTTTGATGCTCTCTCCTTGGAACAGAAAAATCCCAATCATTATATATGGTTCTTACTACATCAGCATCCCAAAAAGGTATACTAAACTGTTTTCCTATTCTTTCACCCAACCAAGTCTTACCAGAACCAGGCAATCCCATGATTAAAATTTTATGACTCATTGTGCGAACTTCCTTCTCTTGTTTTTCATCACTCCAAGTGGATAACATTATGCAAACTTCTCTTGTAGTTCTGATGCGTCCCAAGTAGATAGACGTATTCTTCCTACTTGCGAACAGAATTTATTACAATCAGACAGGCAACTATCACGGCCCCATGATGATTGTAATTTCTCGTAAAATTCGTCTTTCATTATATCGTCAAAAGTTTTAGTAACCAAAGAATTATTACTTCTTTCTATATTATACTTATGATACCAATTCTGTTCTTTACCATTTTTTGGTTTATTTGGGATATAACAACAAGGCCAGACCCTCTTTAGGAAATCAATATAGAATATATTTCTTTCCTGATATCTACAAGATATCTCATAAGTATCTGGTTTCTTTATATGTTTTTTTGTTTCTGAGGGTTCTAGGATTCCATCTTTCCCTCTATATGACCACTGTTCTCCCATATTATATTTTCTATTACTCTCCACCTCAATAAATTGCCAAAACCCCATGTGCATTGCAAGTTCTCTAGCTTCTGCTACTTGGTGTTCATTGTGTTTGAATTTAATCATTCTCCACATTGCTTTACCACCAGAATCAATGAAGGCCTTTGCGTTGTCTATAATCTTATTATAATCTGCACCCACCCTATAATTCTGTAATGACTTATTACCTACGCCATCTAATGAGAAGAATATCATACTTCTCCTATCTCCCGAAAAGATCTTACCCAATTCACTCCAGTACTTTGGAGTTTTCATGGAACCATTTGTATCTACATGTATTGAGGTGTCAGTGTCTTCTCTCAACCACTTACATATTTCAGAAAACTCTTTTGATGCAAGAGGTTCTGATACATTACCACTAAACCGAATAAGTCTTACAGGATGTTTAATATTCCTATAGGCAACCTTAAAGGTCATTAGAGAAGTATCTATTGTATTGAGAGTTGGTATCTTATGTTGTAGTTTACCATTCTTAATCTCATTCCTAACGCACTGGGGGCACATAAGATTACAGATATTATTGAGTTCCCAATTAACATCTAAAGGTTTTGTAGTATCAAACATTATAATTCTAGGTCTTGAGCCTCATTATATAAAGACTTCATTGTATTTTTTAGTCTATCCTTACTAAGTTTTATATCTAATTCATCAATATATTTCTCAAGAAGACTTAGAGTATCCTCTGTATTTTCTACAATATCATCTGATACATTGTCTGGATCAAATTCTGAGAAATCCTCTATTATTTTTACTTCATGAGTATCTGCACTCAAAAGCCGGTCTACAAATTGATCAAACCCATACAAGTCTTTTTTATTGACAACAATAAGTTTTACATAATGATTTTCATATTGAGATACATCTTCCTTGATATAATCCTTTTCAGTGTCATCATAATATATCTTCTTAAATATAGAGAAAGGATTGATTATTCTTTCTATTTCCCTAGTTGCGGTATCAAATATGTGAAACCCTTTAGGGTCATCACAATCATTCCAATAAATCTCATATGGTGTGCCTAGATAAAATATCTGACCATCATCATTTTTGTGGTGGAAGTGTCCACTGTATACAGTTTCAAATCTCTTGAAGTGTTCCTTTTCCCAACCCTCCATAGAAACTATGTTTCCGGCGTTCATTGCGAAACCAGTAATCTCTAGGTGTCCCATGAGAGTAGTAGCTTCAGCTGTTTTAAGAGCATCCATTGATAAACCATAATTGTTAGCATTTATCCAAGGCATGAATAAAATAGGAAAATCATCAAACTTGACAACTTCGGGTTTAATGTAGACTTTGAATCTGTTACCTACAAGTTCTTCCATAGAATTAACTTCACTCGTATTCTTATAATACGTATCATGATTTCCTATTATAATATGAAAGTCTAATTTAAGTTCCTCAATCCTATCCAGAAATTTCTGTCTAAAATCAGTAGCAGTCTTATATGAAACATACTTACGCCTATCCATTACATCACCCAAATGTATAACTGTGGTGATCTTCTCTTCTATTATTTTTGGAAAGAATACTTCATCATAGAATTTAAAAAAGTAATCACTAAAAAATTGATTATCATTTCTTGCACCAAAATGCGTATCTGTTACTAAGGCTATCTTCAATCTACACCCCGATCTGCTACCTTATCAATATCAGCTTCCATGAAAGTTTCTAGGCCTTTCTTTGGTTTAACATTTTCTTTCTTCTTCGGTTTGTAAACATCCTCATCAGGTAACATAATTAATGGATCAAATCCACCAACCTGATATGTACGATGATCACCTTCCATCACAGTATAAGAAGAAAATTCATTCTTCTCTATCATTTTGTTTTTAACATGAGTTTGTTTCTTTTCCTTTGCTATCCTTCTTAGGAATGCATAATAGATTATTTGAGTAAAGTATGCAAAAGGGTTACTAGATTTCTCAGGATTGAAATTGTTAACATATTGTAAACAGTTTTCAATACCATCAGATATCATTTCTTCACGGTATGTGTAATTAATGAAATTTGGGCGATAAGATAGATGATTTGCTATTTTAAGAAAACACTCACCAATATAATTTGTGGTGGGCTGTTGTTCACCCTTTTCGTCATTTATTGCACGCCACTCTTCTAAAGCTTTAAGAAATGCTTTGTTGTCTACGTAGTGTACACTTTTCTTCCTTGCCATGTATATCTCCTTATACTATTATCTAATATAGTACATATAGAACAAAAAGTCAAGGGACTATACCCATCCGTGGGGTAGTTTTATTATTAATAAGTAAAGGTACTTGACAATCCCCCCAAAACTCTATACACTCAACTATGTTGAGGGGTTAATGAATTAGCTTTAAGTTAGTGAATAGTATCAGATATCTCTAGTTCATCTAATATATCATCGTATATTTCTTCATCAGTGGGTTCATCATGATGTTCTATACGGTGGCGAACCTCTTCATACTTTACCTCTTGGTCATATACGGGCTGACTGTCTACTTTTTTTAACACATATTTATAATATTTACTTAAACCAATTGATGCCGTTGCAATCGTAATGACTTGAGCTGTATCTATTTCAAATTCATTTTGTTCACTAAAAGGTTGCATCCATCTAGATAAGTTTAAGGACTCTGCTATTCCCCTAGGGGTCATGTGCGTCACCAAATCCATTTTTAAAGGAGAAGAAACTTTAATAGAAAAGTCATCTTCTTGAATAATTCCAATAACACTTTCCCCGTTACTGAGTTTAACTATTCTTATACTTGGATTTGTCATAATTTTACCTTTGTTATTTCGTAATTAAATTCTTCCTGATTGTATATATTTATTCGTTCTGTAAAGTGGGTAAGTGTAAAATTCTGCATATTATTATAAGTCATATCATCTGCTATATCATATATTAAAATGGAATCTTTAGTTGATGATGTACGTAAACCTCTGCCGATTGATTGGAGTACTCTGATTTTTGATTTACTTGGACTAGCGAGCACGATGTTGTTGATATTACGAATATTAATACCAGTGCTAAAAACCCCAAAGCTTGCAACAATGACCGAATTGCTTCCCATGTCAACGAGTTCTCTGATT